CTATTGGTCTTGCTATATCTGACGATAAACTAAAAAATAGACTTTACGACACTCTGGAAGATTGTGTTATGGAAATTGAGGAGCTTAAAGACGAGCTTTCCATGATTATTATAATGCAAACAACTTCCGGCAGGGATAAGTGGGACACTCCTGAAGTTAAGCTTCCGGGCGGCAGAAAAGACCGTTTGAGAAAAGACCGTTATTCAGCTTTGGTTATGGCTAATATGTCGGCGCGTCAAATACATAGGACTCCCGAAAAGGCAGGCTATAATCCCGTTGGAGGATGGGCAGGAAAGGTGATCGGCTCAGGTGGAGAAAGCTTCATAGGGCCAGCTTGGTTTACAGAAGGGATGAGAGATGTTTATTAGTTTGGTGTATAATCATACAGATTAATTCTCAATCATTCCAATTACAATCCAATTGAGGAAAAAAATGGCAGACCAGAATTCAAAAGCACAAAAAACGCAGGGGTTTGTTACTTGGGCTGATGACTCAGGTAAGCAACAGGCTCTAAGAGACACCGCAGATAATGTCGATCATTATGAGGGAATACAAAAGGCCGTAGGATATAGAAGAAGATCTTTTCTAGATATAGAAACCAACCGGTCTGTTAGAACCGGCTTTACCCGCGAAGATTATAACAGGTTTAGAAGCGAAGAAGCGGTTCCCAAAAAACAAAAAGAAGCTATGCGGATGTGCATGGCTGCGTATGACAAGGTTGGAATTATTCGTAATGTTATTGATCTTATGGCCGACTTTGCGTCTCAGGGCATTAATTTAGTTCATCCTAACAAAAGAATAGAGAAGTTTTACCGCAAGTGGTTTCAAAAGATTAATGGCAAGGAAAGAGCTGAAAGATTTCTTAATACGCTATATAGGTGTGGAAATGTCATAGTAAAAAGAAGAACCGCAAAAATTAGCAAGAAAGCTGAAAGAGATTTAAGGTCTTCTGCCTCTCCAGACATGGAGATTCAAGATATAGTGTTCAATAAAAGAGAGATTCCTTGGAAGTTCGATTTTCTAAACCCCCTTTCGGTAGAAGTTATTGGAAACGAGCTAGCTACGTTTGTTGGCCAGCCAAAGTATGCGATTAAAGTATCCAATCTTATTAGGCAGCAAACAAAAAGAGGTCTTTCTAGCTCCACGCTGCACACCGCAAAATTGGCTGCGACACTTCCTCCTGACATCTTAGAGGCGATTAAGAGCGGACAAGAGCTTATTCCTCTGGATGAAAATAAGGTTTCCGCATATTTCTACAAAAAGGACGATTGGCTAGTTTGGGCTAGTCCAATGATCTATGCAATTCTAGATGATATTATCATGCTAGAAAAAATGAAACTTGCGGATATTTCTGCTCTTGACGGCGCAATTTCCAATATACGCCTGTGGAGCCTTGGCGATTTAGATAACAAAATTTTGCCCACAAAAAACGCTATCAACAAGCTTAGGAATATTTTAGCTAGTAATGTTGGCGGCGGAACGATGGATTTGGTTTGGGGGCCGGAACTGAAGTTTACTGAGTCCAGCACTCAAGTCTATAGATTTTTGGGGAAGGAGAAATATGAGCCGGTACTTACAAATATCTACGCCGGTCTTGGTATTCCTCCTACCCTCACCGGCATGGCCGCTGGCGGCGGCGGCGGGTTTACTAACAATTTTATTAGCCTCAAGACTCTTATTGAACGTTTGGAATACGGTAGAGACGTATTAATTAATTGGATCAATCAAGAAATTGAACTTGTGCGCAAAGCGATGGGCTTTCGACTTCCTGCTACGGTTCACTTTGACCAAATGATTCTGGCCGATGAGTCCTCGGAAAAGAATCTATTAATTCAATTGGCCGATAGAAATATTGTTAGCACCGAGACTCTTGTTGAACGATTCGGTGAAATTCCAGAAATTGAAAAGATCAGAATCAGAAGAGAAGAAAAGGCAAGAAAGGGCGAATCTATGCCGCAACAGGCTGGCCCCTATCATAATCCGCAGCATCGTAACGACCTTGAGAAGATTGCTTTAACTAAGGATATGATAGCTCCTGAAGATGTAGGACTTGTTCCTTGCGAAGACACTGGAAATCATCCATTTACCACTCCAGAAGATAGGAGAAGTGATGATAAGATTGAAGAACAGAAAGAAGAAAAGCAAGATAAACAGGACGAAAGAGAAGAAAAGAAGTTTGATAAAAGGGCTGAAAAGCAAAATGAAGAACAGTTTGAGCCAAAAGGAAGACCTGAAGATGGAAGACCCAAGAACGCAAAAGATAAGCAAAAGAGAAAGCAAAAAGAAGTACAACCAAGACAAACGGTTAAATCTGATTTTGTAAATCTAATGCTTTGGGCCTCTGACTCTCAAAAGATTATCGCGGAAACTGTGCATCCCGCCTTGTTAGCTCATTATAATAAGAAGAATTTGCGCGGCTTAACTAAGCAGCAATCAGATGAGTTAGAATATATCAAGCTTTGTATACTTTGTAATCTTGAACCATATATTGATATTGATACCGATATCATAAGTCAAATCCTAAAAGGTGGCTTTGGTGTTGATAGATCTATTGCTAGTATCATTCAATCTTTGGGGTCTGGTTTCGTAGAAGAGAATCAGCGTAAACCAAACATTGAAGAGAAGCGCCAAATGTGTGTAATGGCATACGCGTCGTTCCATACTACCTAATGTTTTTGGGATTTATTTTGATTTATGGTGTATAATTTTATGAGGCATTTATATGAATATTCCAATATATAAATCTGAGAAAAACAACGGGCTGGAAGAATTAATTTTATCAATAGCAAGTATTGCTTATTCTTCTCCCGTAGATACTTATATTCCAGATCAAAAACAACAACTCAGCATTAGAGATCTAATTTCTAATGAAGGGGCCGTTGCCGAAAATAAAGACCAATTTGATCTTTATTATCTAAAGTCGGTATTGGTTTCCACGGGCTGGAATAAGAATGACGACGTTTTTGATATAAAAGAAACTTGGACTGCTAAAAACACCCCCGAAGATAAGCAGTTCAACTTTATGCATGATGAAAGTGATATTATAGGGCATATCACCGGTAGCGTAGTTGTTGATAGAGATGGAAATGATTTTAGTGATCAGGGCATTTTACCTGATGCTGATTTTGACATTTTAACAAGTGCCGTTCTCTACAATAGTTGGAGTAACCAAGAACGCAAAGAGAGAATGAATACAATTATTGCCGAAATAGAAGAGGGCAAGTGGTTTGTTAGTATGGAAGCTCTCTTTAATGATTTTGATTATGCCGTAGTTACCCCGGAGGGTGAGCATAAGACGATAGCAAGAGATGAGGAATCTGCTTTTTTAACTAAACATCTTAGAGCATATGGAGGACAAGGACAGTACGAAGGGTATAAAGTGGGCAGGTTGCTACGGAATATTAATTTTTCCGGCAAGGGTTTGGTTAGTAATCCTGCTAATCCAAGAAGCGTTATTCTTAATGACGATTCTTCAAAACTATTTTCTTTTGCCGGAACCAATGAAGCAAAACTAATTTCAGAATCAAATATTAAGGAGATATCTGATATGTCCGACAATGTATTAGAAAGTCAAGTTGCAGAGCTGAAGGCAGAATTGGCAGAGGCCAAGGCTGTTGCTGAAACTCTGAAGTCCGAAGTTACGAGTCAACAGGACGAGGAACTTCAGGCTAAGATTGAAGCTTTTGAAGCCACCGTTGCTGAGAAAGACAAAGCTATCGCTGAAGCTAAAGAAGCTCTTGAAGCTGCTGAAGCTAAAGTCACTGAGCTTGAAGAAGTTATTGCAAGTAAAGATGAAGAGTTGGTTACTGCCAACGAAAAGATTGAAGTTCATCAAGCCGAAAAGAAACTGTTGGCTCGCAAGTCAGCACTTCTCGAAGCTGGTGTAGAAGGCGAAGAGGCTGACGCAGTTATTGAGAGGTTTGCCGAAGCTAGTGACGAAATGTTTGGAGAAATTATCGCTCTTATGAACTATAAGAAGAAGGGTGAAAAAGAGTCTCCGAAGAAGAAGGACGAAGACGAAGAAGATAAAGATAAGAAACTCCCGCCTTGGCTGAAGAAGAAGAAGGGCGCGGCTGAAGAAACTGAAGAGGCTGAAGAGGCTGAAGCAGTTGATGAAACCGATGAGGCGGAAGTTGAAGCATCTGAGGAAGCTCTTGAAACGGTCGAAGAGGAAGTTGAACCTACACTAGCTGATGCTGGTGAAGATTCTTCTTTGGAAGCCAGAAGTGCTGCTAGCGAGTGGCTTGAGAGCAATGTTCTTCGTTCTACTGCGAACGTTCAAGAGTAATTTAGTTTAATAACAGGAGTAAATATCATGGCTTTAAAAGCTGACAGACATGAACTCGATGTCGATATTAGTTTTTTCTATAACGAAGGCACGGCAGAGCGTGGTGGGGTTGTGGTTCTCGACACTGTCGGTTCCGGCGCTGCTATGGATCAAGCTGGTGCAAAAGTTAAGTA